GGCGCCCGGCAGCCTGTTCTGCCTTGTCCAATGTAGTGGTACCGGCACGCAGTGCCGCACGTCGAGCAGCCGGGGTCGAAAGGTCTAGCGTATTTACGATTGCCATGTTATGAACTCATTTCCCGTTTCTTGGTCCCGTCGAACGTATAACTCAATGACACTCTGCGAATGACCACGGCCTCATCGGCGTTCCCGTTCGCAAACTTCAATTTCTTGAACGGACTGCCCTCACGCCCTTTTTCTAAAGCGAAATCGCTGTACCGCGTTTCGCCGTCTCCTGCAATAGCCGAGAAACCAATGCGGAACGTTCCAATAGCGTCATAGCTCCCACCCATATCCACCTGGTGCTGTAAAGATGCAATGTCGGGAGACGACTCTGTGATCGTTACGTTATGGATTCCTTTGACCTCAAAAAATACACGCGCTTTCTGCCACTCTACATCCACAGTATCGCCCTGTGGTGCGGCCTGCCCGGTATCGAAATACCCATCAATCGCGTTCTCCGTAGTCCCGTCGTCATCCACAGCCCCAGTGTCGTGCGTGAACACAAGCCCAGTGTCATAGTCTCCGAAGTGCGGCTTGTCGTCGATGAGCGCTCCGCAGTTTCGAGTCACGCCCTCGAAGGGGCCGTACCATACAGGAGATCCCATCATAGCCGACAACCGATAGTCCAGAACCATCACGTGGTCCATGTCCGTCTGCCCGCTACCGTACGGAAGCCAGAACCACACCTGCGACATGGCCGGGTAAATCTGAGAAAACGACTGCGAGAGCCGGTCTTTGTTGACCGAGGACCAGTAGCGCGACCCGTCCAGTTTTCCAGACAGCTTCACGAGCGTCTCGGATCCCGTAAAAGCAAAGATGCCTTCGCGTCGAATGAACGTATGCCCGATACCTGGAATGTTAACGATAGATCGGCCCGAGACGGTGCCGCCGAACTCGTCTTTTGCAAGCACGACGACTTCTTTTCTGTACGGAATGTCCGCAATTCCCGTCGGGCTAATGAGCACGATGCTGCTGTCGGTATGAACAACCAGCATCCTCTGCCACCGACGCATACCAATCACGTCGTCGTCCATGATGAAATAATCCGTGGCCCCATACGTCTCGATTAGGTCCGAACCTGAAAACCATACCCAGTTAACGCCCGCCGACAGGTTTGCCCACCATGCCCGCCGGTCCCACCATTCCACGTGCCTTGCCGTCGTGAACCGGGTATCAACGTCTAAAGTCGCAAGCCCGGCTGTCGGGTTTGTCCAGTGGATAATGGTATCGCCCGAAACCCCGTTGTGACCGATCAGTGGGCCGCCCGCATTCGCAAGGCTCCACGTATTGTCATCTCCAGCCGTGATTGTCTTCGAGTTGGTCCTATCGTCCGGCGTTGCGTCGGTGATGTCCGAATAGAACTTGTTGCCGGCAATCGCAAACGTCTGCTCCGACGATGCTGAGAACTTATGATTCCCAAAGGCGGTGATAGTGACGGTGCCGCCGTTTAGCGCAACGGAATAAGGCGCACTTCCGTTTCGTTTCATCGCCTGTCCGGCGTTGCCAATGACCCAATTCTGCATCGCGTGCAGTTCGTCGTTTCCAAGCTCGTCGGCTGGCCGAGAATAGTCCACGCCTTGCATGAATGGGCCGCGCGTAACGCTATCGTATGTCACCTGGCTCATAAAAATTAGTCCGGTTCGATGGATGCGGAAAACTGGAACTGCATCGCATTCTGCTGCCCGAGTATCAACTCCGGTGGCGGACTCATTTGTCCGTTGGTGCGCAAGGCCGCCAGGAGAGACCGCTCGTGCATCTTCCAGTCTTTGTTCGAGTCGCGGCCCTCGCCGCCACCGTCTTCCTTCATCAGCGCGCACGTGCCCCACAGCAGGATATTTTGCGGCTGCTTTGGGTAGGTGATGATCTCAGTATCGTCATCGTCTGAGTCAAAATCTGCCTGCGTAGCGAAGTACCGGTACGTGATGGTCTCAGCCGATGTATCCGGTGTAGGGTATAGATCTGCCTCCCATACGCCCGTTGTCGTGTCGATACCGGTTACGGCCAGGAGTTGCGCTTCGCCCGTGTAGTCCTCGTCCGGATCCAGCCGTATGAGATCATCCGGGTGTTTGAGCAGGACTTCCCGGGCATTGGTCGTGTCCCGCGCGCTGATGAGGTAGGAAATACCCGAAGCAAGGTTGTAGTTGCGCTGGTCGGCGACGGTTGTGATTGTGCCTTGCTTGTACAGCCAACGCCACTCAACCATTCCCTCAAGGTCGTTCTTGACCGCGTTCAAGTACAGCCGCGCCCGGTCCTTGTCCGGTTCCGTAATCGATCGAATGCCCACACGGTTCAGTGCGATGGTGATGATTGTCCCGGGCGTCATGGATTACCCCACGGAGACGGCTTCAACTGCCGCCGCTCCTATGTCGGATCCCAAGTCGATGCCGTCCCCGGACACGCCGAAGTACCCGGTCGTAAGACCGGACTGCGCCGCGGCAAGCACCTGGTTGGCGACCATCTGAATTTGCGATCGCTGACTATCATCGGCCACGAGGTCGTCCATCTGCCGGTCTCCTGTGATACCGCGGCCGGACGCGAACCTCTGAATGTAAATGCGCGATGCCGTCAGTTCTGCCTGCGCAAGCTCTGCCAGCAGCGGCTTTGCCTCCGCAGGCTCCGGCCTACCATCGTCTGGAATCATCACGATCTTGCGCCCGTCGAGCATCTCTTTCTTGGTCGGCCGCCAGTAGGCGCGAAGCTCCACGCCCACGGGCATCACGACGTATCCGAGAACTTCTAGTTGGCTGATGAGTGTCCTGTGAGTCTCAAGATCCCGAGAAACGATGAACTCAGGAACGGCTGGAAGCGTGCCGGGCGGGTGAGAACAGCCGCCGGTCACAAGGGAGAGTTGCGTCACCTGCTCTTGGTTCTGCCGGTTTCCTGTTCCCATCTGGGCGACAAAGTCCTCGTTGCGGAACACACGCTTTTGCGGCGCCTCCTGCTTCGGGACAGATGCCAGGGCTCGCTCGACCGCTGCGTTTGCCGTTCTTTCTAGCATCTCCTGAAGCTGCGACTCGGTAACGCTGATGGTCTTCTCTGCGGTGTCGTTTGCCACGTCTTCGTCCTCCGACTGTGAAATGAACCTTGTGCGTCCGTCCGGCGTCTTAACTCGCTTGCTACCTCTAAACGGCGGCATCTATGCCCCCCTTGCTTGGGTCCCTGCCAATCTAAGTTTTATGGATATCTGCAGTTGCTTTTCGATCGCTTCTACGACATCAGAAAGGACATCGTCATCGGATATCTTGTCCCATTTGCTGTGGTACAAAAGGCTCGGAACCGAAATTATGCATCTCTTAGGGAGGGGCAGTTCCGGGCACCTTGCCGCGATGTAGAAGACGCAGTCACCGTCGAGAACACTCTCTTCTCCGTATATGCTAAGATTTCGGTCAGGCATTCTGTCTTGCAGCAACTCAAGGATTCGATGTCTGTTTTCAACGAAAAACCCGTCGAGGAACCTGTCTGTTTCTGGTGCTGTTGACACCATGCTATGCCCTCTTTTTCCGATCAAACATCGGCAACTTACTGACTTCGCCCTTCGCTTGATCTTCACTCATCGATCCGTCCAGAAGCGTGCCGATCATATCCCGCGTCTCTCGCAGGATCTTTACCATGTCCGGGTTCTTGCGTACGTCTTCTGCGTCCAGGACGATCATTTCCTTGACCCGGTTCTGAAGGCTAAGCGCGTCCTGAAGGCGGTAACGCCTTTCGTGTTTCGCCTTGTCCTCGGCATTCATCTCTTCGTGCATCGCAGGCTCCGGGATCATGGGTATAGTGCTCCAAGCGCCTCAGCAACGGCTGTATACTTGCGGGCATCGACCTTGCCCGACTTGCGCGCCAAACAAAGCGCTTGATCAAACATGGCCCGAACATGCGCGTGGTTGTTGAGGTCCGGCGCCGTACCCGTCAGGTCCACGTACGAATCGTCAGCCGGGCTGGAGACTCCAGGGCCGCCCGAGAGTTTCGCTGTAGTCTTCTTCGCCATACCGATCTCCCTTTGTATTTTTACGCGTGCAGAATCACTTTTTGCTCATCTTCCCCGTGTTCCGATTCGCAGAAGGCGTCGATAGCCTTCTTCACGTACACGATGGCCGGCTGTGTCCGCGTCTCGATGTCGTAGCCCGGTAGCCGCCTCGACCTCAATACGCCCTTGAACGTCGGCTGATCCACGTCTTGGCCCGGTCCTCCGGGTATGCGGTGGATCTCCCAGCCGCGATACATCTCAACGGCCATGACGGCGTGGCCCTTGATGCGCATATACTTGCCGTTGCCGTCCCGTATCTTCCGGCTCACGCCAGCACCCCCGCCGCAAGAGACACGTACCGTGCGGCCACATCCTTGACATTGTGGTGGACCTCTGCCCACTCGCGGCCCCAGGCTGGCGGCTGGGCCTTCAGCATCTCCGCCAACTCCACCGCCGTTACCGGCGTCCTGGTCGAACGGCCGGAGTAGTTCACACGCATGATTTCTTCTGCGTTCTGAGGCGTCACCCAACCGTCTGCGTGGACTTCCCAGTCCGTGCTGGTTCTGCGTCGGGCAAGAACGAAGGCAGGCCTATTGCACGCCATCGCCTCTACAATGCCACGCCCTGAGCTAATCACGGCGCTCGCCCGGTTAATCATCTCCTCGACCTCGTAAACGGGCCGGTCCTGATAGTGGGCGAAGTCGTACTTGAGCCCAGCTATCTCACACGCCTCCCGGCACAGGTCCTTGGCTTCTGCGTTCTTCGTCAGGATCAGGATGCCCTGACCTTCACCTTCCGGCCGGAATCGTTCCAGGTCTAGAGGTTGACGCATCACCACGGGCGAGAAGTGCGGATACATCCGCTGGATTTCCTCACTCACGCACGCATAGGCATCCGCCCCCGGCACAAGCATCTCCAGGTTGTGGGCCGGTCCGTGGGATGTGAACACCCGGAATCCGCGTGGAGACCCGTTCGACAGCTTGCTCGAGTGGTTGATGAGGCAGAGGTTGTACTCTTTCCGTGTCGGCGGGCTGAAGTCTGCAAGCCTGTCTGCCCGGAATTTTCCATCCCTGGGCGAGAAGATTTCCACCGTATGCCTCTTGCCCAACTCCCGGGCCATCGTCTCAACCCATGTCTGCGTGCCGCCGATTTCCGTAAGGTCGATGGTGGCGATAAGGATGTTCATGCCCGTCTCGCCGTCATATACAGCCGTCTCGTCTCCTTCGGTCCCTCTTCCCGGCTCCCGACGTGCAGGAACCCTGAACGATCCAGCCACCGCATTACGTTCTGTCGGTAGACGATCCGTACTTCCGGCGTCAGCACCGGATACCACTTGTGCGCCCGGTCGCAGATGTAAAGCACCTCGCCCGGCTCCATTGTGGCCGCCATCGCCTTCAGCCGCTCGACTGGATCGCCCTCCCCCAACTCGTCCAAAAGCACCCGCGAACACCTTCGGCTGTAGTGCCTCAGCCTCACGTCCTTCAGGTACTTGCCCTTGAACCGCAACCATATTCGCCGTGCCGTAGACATTGCCCCAATTATCCTCCATCTCGACTACGGGTTCGGTGCCCTCTTCCGAATGCCGCATGTCCCTCAGTTTTTTGGCGATCTTCAAGTCCTCCGGCCCTACGTCACCGTGGCCCACCGTCTGACCGAAGTGAACGAACCGGTCAATGCCCAAGTCCTCGCAATACTGACAGAAGAAGCTGTCTGTAGGCACCGGTCCCCACTGGCGAAACGGCTGCAGACCCAGAGGCTTTTCCACATTCAGCCGGAACCGCTCTCGGACCTCTGCGTCTCCGTCGATCAGTGCCCTCAAGTCCGATTGCGAGATCAGCATGTTGCCCCACGCTGCCCGCATCCGATCAAACACGGACAACTTCACCAACGTAAACGCCCATGTAATGAGATCCGTCTTCTGGATGAGCGGCATGTTCCGGCCGAGGTCAAACGGCTTCAACCACTCTCCTCGGTCCAACATTTCCTGCGTCGCGGACAGCATGGACATTCCAGGCTTTGCCCGGTGCATACACAAACTGTTGAACGGGTAGTTCTTCGCGTAGGTGTGGTAGCCGATCACGTCTTTGTCAGCATTCAGAAGCTCTTCCAGCCACCCGTCCGCGTAGCCCCAGTGGTCCGACTCCGTAAACAGAACGTGCGATGCGCCGATGCGGAACGCCGTCTCTACGGCCGCCATCTGAGCCTTGTGCAGGGCTCTCCAGTAGCCGTTGCAGCGCACGAGGTTGTGCTGCTGCTTGTTGTCGGCGAACCAGCTTTCGAAGTGCTCGATGTGCCGGGCGTCCAGCTTGATGCGCGGGTCGCAGACGACGATAGGAGCCTTCTGCAGGCGTCTTGCCATCACGTACACTCGGTTGCCCGTTCTGCGGATCTCGGTTGTCTGAAACTTCCCGGTCATCCATGTTTCTATGTCTTCGATGCTGACCGTTCGGAGGTGTCTTGGGTTATCGTCCCGCACAGATGGGGCCGTGATGTACACAGTCCCTCCGTCCGTCAGGCATTTAGCTGCAACGTCCATGACTTTCTGCGGGTCCTCTACATGCTCCAGGACCTCCGTCAGCAGAACGTAATCGAACTTCTGCAAAGGCTCGAAGTCCTCGATGGCGCAATGGTGAATCCTTGCGTTCAGCCCAGCGGGTTTGTCGCGATCAAACACGTCTACCGCCGACTGTGCGATTTCAACGCCATCGACTTTATGGCCCCGCTGTCCGTAATAGATAAGGTTCGGGCCGGAGCCGCATCCAAGATCGAGAATGGAGGCACCGGGCGTCGGGTCGAAATACTTCATCCACGGATGAAGGTCTATGCCGTACGGAGTCTCCATGTGCGCTCGCTCGTAGATTTCCCTGTATTCAGGAGACGGCATTGAACCCACCGAACACATTGATGTGAACTTTCCGAACCCTCGTCTCCAGGACAACCATCGGGTTGATGTCCTCCAGATACTCCGCCTGTCTCCACTCGTTCGCTTTGACAAACTCATCCACCGCCCGCCGCACGCCCTCTTCGTCCATGTCGTGGACGATTATCCACTTGACCGCCTCCGGATGAAACTTCTCAAGCTCCGCCTTCAAGTGCTCGTAGGTATGCGTGTCGTCGATGTAGAGCAGGTCGCAGCCCATCACCGGCGCCTTGAGCGCGTCCCCCTGCCAGAACACAAGGTCGGTGCCCCGGCTTTTTGCGATGAGCTCACAGGCTCCAAGCCCCCCCGGTATCTTCTGGTCTACACACAGCATCGTAAGCGGATGCCCGGCCAGTAGCGCCCTGGTGCTGCTGTCGCTGCCCATTTCTCCACATCCCAGTTCCACGATGTGGTCCGAGTTCAGCGCGTACCGGGTCAGGAGACTTCTGCACGGGTGCGTCACGCCAGCACCTTCTCTCCGTGCCTCGCATGCATCCGAACGTCCGGCTTGTAACGTCTCAACACGTCCTCCCACAATATCAGCGGGTGCCCATCGTCGGATACGTAGTCATGCACGGCCTTCCCTTTCCTGGCCTGCCACTTCTCCGCGTACCGGCCGAACACGTGGCCGTAGTATTCGACCTTCCGCTCCCAGATAGCCTCAGAAAAACCCTTACCCCAGTGCTGGATAACGCCGTTCACCGGATAAAAAGGCAGTCTTCGGTGGTGCATGATTCGCTGATCTGGTTGCGAGAATCCAAGATGTGGGTTGTTGCGGTAGAAGAAGGGGATCTGCCGATACTCCGCCGTACACCACCGGCGCTCTTTGTATCGGTCTTCGGGAAGGTCTGCGTCCTCCGGCGTAATCATGATATCGTGCCACTGAGTGGCGATCACGTGGACGCCCGGGTCTTCGAGCATCGACTGGTCGAACGCGTACAGGTGCTCGTCGGCGTCGAAGTATGCTATCCAGTCCGGGCTGAACCTTTGGGCCGACGACAGAAGGAGTTGCCTGTTCCACCACTCGGCGCGAAGTCGGTCCGGGTCCAGAAGGTTGGTAGAAATGACTTCGACGACTGCCGGATGCGCCCGTGCGATTTCCGCCGTGCCGTCATCCGAGCAGTCGTCAAAGACGTGAATGGCATCGCATACCTCTGCCCACATGTCGAGCGTATCGGTCAGGATATGCTCTTCGTTGCGGGCCTTGCATATGCCTCGTACGGTCATCGAAAGACCTTACGGGTTCAGCTTGAGAAAGATCGGAGTGTAGTCCACGTCCACGGCCGCGAACCCGAAATGCCCGAGAATCGGCTCCGTCACCAGCGCCAGGGCGATGTCGTCCTGGCTGTTGAACGAAGCGCCACCCATCGGCTGAGCGGCCCCGGAAACGCTGTCCGACAGCGTTGCGAGGGTGCCTGCCGCGATGGTGCCCGCACTTTCGTCGGCCAGTACGTTCGCCCAGCCCCACGTCTGCGTCCACGCGAAGTAAGCGGCGGTCGTGCTGATGCGGGGAATGCCCGCCACCAAGATGTCCGTGGTCGTGGCGATGATCAGGTTCTTGTACGGGTGCCCGAGCACGGCGGCCCCGGACTCGGAGTCCACCGCGATCACCAGCGGATCATGCAACGTGAACCGGATGAGACCGGACACCGCCGTGGGCGCCACTTCCGGCTGCGTGTGCTCCTTGATGCGGTAGAAATACCCGACATCTTCGGAGCTGGTGATGTAGAGATACCCACCGGCCCATACGTTCGCGGCGTCGTTCTCGGACTGGAACGTGCCGGTGTCCACCATGTAAATCAGGGTAGCGGCCGCAGCTTGGTCGGCTGCAGTACCGGCCGAGTTGGTGAACTTCCCGTTGATGGCCGCGAACCCGGCCAGCGAAATGTCCGTCGCTGCGACTTTCCCGGCCGCCACGCCCGCGACGTAGTGCGAGTACCGGTACACGGACCCGTCGTCCACGTCCAGCGGGAGGCCGAGGGAGGAGGTCTGCGTGCTCTCTTCTGCCATCAGGGCGAGTCGTGGGCCTTCCTGACCTGCGCCAAGCCTGGCGCGTACAGTATGCGTGTGTCCACCACCATCGAAGACCTGTGCCATTGTGATGCTCCTTTTTCCCTTGCGGGGTCAACGGGAATGAGTCAAGGCTTGCGGGCCTTACTCCCGAAGGATTTTTTTTGTGAGGGCCTCCGGGGTCCGGAGGGCGCCGAGACCCCGGAGGCCGGGGCACGTGTCCAGCCTGAACACGTGGTGCTCTTGCTTACGACACCGCCGTCGCCACGCCGTTCCTGCGCGGATCCAGGGGGACGAACTGCAAACCGACCATGTAGAAGCTGACCTTGGCCATGACACCCACGGCCTGCATGTCCGTGAAATTCGTCTTCTGGAAATTCATCCCCTTCAGGACCTTCAGCTTCAACGTGTTGATATTGAAAATGTAGATGTGACTGGCGGCGAACGCGCGATCCTTGTAGATCACAGCGTTTCGGAAGCCGGGACCGCTGCCCACGGCGTTCCCGCCCGCGTTCAGTTTCTTTTTCTCGCCGCCGACGAACCTCGTGTACTCTACACCCTCCAACGTCTGGAGCATCTTGCTGAACAGCGTGGAACCGGCCCCGATATGCGTAGCCTCCTCGTTCACATCCGAGCAGTCCTCGTACAGGTCGGACAGCGTCGCCCATCCGTTGTAGATGGTCGAAACGGTCTGAGTCGTGAACGTCACGGCGGATGTGCTGGCATTGCTCCGGAACCAGGAGTTGCTTGAGGTCGCGAGGTTGATACCGCCGAGTGTACCGGAGTCTACGTCGTCCCGGACGAGATCCTGGAAACCCAGCATCACCTTGCCCGAGGACAGACCGCACATCGCCGTATTGGCCGCCGTGCGAATTCCCTGCCGGGCCTGAATGATCTTGGACTCGGAAAAGTCCATCGCGCTCGTCTCAGACTTCATCGCCTTCGCCTCGTCCGTCTTGGCGATGTTGATCGGCGCGAGAGCGAAGCGCCACGGGAATACGGCCTTCGTGACACCTTCTTTGTCGGACGTATTCACGGCCTGCCGGTTGTCCATCCACTCCACATCCTGGTAGGCGTAGAGCAGGCGCTCTTCGATGCTTTCGCCGCCATCCTCGACCTCTACGCGTCCGGCGGCATGGAAGATATCGAGGGTTGGCTGGCTGTTGCCGATGTTATCGGAAATTCGGGATCTACGGGCTCGCTCAGTCAGCGAAAAGAGTTGATCATATTGAACGGTTTCAGACTGGATGGAAGCCATTTTGCTTCCCCCCTATTCGACTGCGCGGGTTGGCGTTATCGGCCTATTTGCGGGAATATGGACCGCACTTCGGCTCTGGCCTCCGCTTCCGAAAGTTTTCCTGTACCCGATGGTCCCGGCGTCGCAGGCGCACTTCTCGCGCTGGACCGAGCCGCTCCCCTGATGGATGCGTCCTCGCTTCGCGCTCCCTGTGCGACTACGGCCGTGGTACCGTTGAAAATAGCTGTCAGCTCGGAGACGGTGTACGGCTTGCGCGTCACCGGGTTGATTTCAGGCGCTGCCACCTGGTTCAGCGTCCGGTCCAGCCCCCGCAATCTCAGGATCTTCTCCGCGTGAGCGTCCACGTCGTCTCCGTAGACGGCTCGCGCTTCATCGACTTCAAGTGCGAAATTGCGGACTTGCGCGTCGCGATCCTTCAGCGTCAGCTGATAGATCGTCTGCTCCAGTTGTGGCACCCTATCGGCTAGTGCCTTGAGTGGACCTATTGCCTTCTCCAGTCGGTCCTGCAGCTCTCCGTCGAACAAACTCAGCGCCGCACGCGTGTCCTGCTCCAGGTCCGGCTTCTGCAGGATATCCGAAAACGACTCTCGGACTTTTGCCTGCTGAGCGGGCGTCTGGGGCCTGCTCAGTTGCTCTTGCAGGCTCAGAATGCGATGCTGCTGGGTTTCGAGAGCTTGCTCCCGCCTGCGCAGGTCCTCCACGCGCTGGCTGGTGTCCGCCTGGGCCGCCTTGTACTGCTGCTGCATCTTGGTGAAGGCGGGGCGATACTTCTCGGGTACGTCTTCTGCTTTCGTTCTGCGGAGGTCTACGGATGTCCAGTCGAATGCTTCCGCTGGGGCCGTGTCCGGTTCGGGGCCGTCTTGCGAGGGAGCGGACGGCGCAAGGTCGGATCCGGGCACCATAAATGGCGCGGGATCACCTTGCGTGTCCGGGCTCGCCGGTGCGGGGCCGATACCGACTGCGGGGGCTTCTGCTTCGTCTGGTAGCATTTGCTGCTTCTCCTTCTACTGTGGGGCTGAAATGCAAAAAGGGCCGCACCCCCTGATTGCTCAGGAGATACGGCCCCGTTAGGTGTCCGTGCGCCGAACCCCCCTTGCGTCGCCTCAATGCGGAGGCAGGAAGGGCGCAGAGTATGGGTCAGATATGCTTACACGGGGTGTGCTCCATTCGGATCCTTGCGGCCAGATCGGCATCATCAAGCTGCCGCTTCGCCCGCTTCCTCAAGTGCTGCTCGTAGCGAGCGAGCCTGGCAAGCTCTGTAGCCTCAAGCTTACGTCTATGAGCCATCGCCGTCAAGTTAATCTTCACGCCGTCCCCCCACGACTGTGTCCAGAGCATCGTAAGGAACCTCGATCCAGAGGTCCCTGCTACGGTCCGTGCAGACGTACTTGAGGCCGTCCAGTTCCAACATCACGCCCAGCCCAGCATCCTCGTCAACAGCACGGATACGCCTTCGGATTTCAGCCACAAGGTCGCGAATAGAGACGGACTTCACGTCTTCCCCCTCCCTGACAGCTCTCCGCGTATCCGCTTCTCCTCGGCCTCATACAGCCACTTGGCGATGGCGATTTTCCTCAGCCGCCGCTCAAGATCGTGCGTCGTCGCCTTGCTCAGACTCAGCTTCATCTTTGCGCCCTCCTATCCCAACGTCGGTTTATCCTTCGCGTGCCTGTTCTGCTTCGCAAGCTCCCGCACGCTCTCGCTGTCGTCTCCCCACATGACGCCTATCCCGCCGTCCTCAGTAGGTTCCGGCTGGTCCGGCTCGAATTTCTCCATCCACGACCGGCTCCCTTTATCCGGGTCCGCGGCTTCCTCCCACCCCCACTTCTTCATCCACTTCCGCTTCGTCGCATACGAGTCCATGACCTCCATCGTCTGCGGATGAACCTTACCATAACCGACGCCCGGCGCGTAGAAATTGATCAGCCCTCGGCGCGGCGCATCATACACCTGCTCCTGCGCTATCTTGCCGCACTCCCGGCACTTCCGGCGACGCGGCAGCCGGGCGACGTGGTAGTATACCGAACGGTCCGTGTGGCCGCACTTGGTGCAGGCGAAATCGTACAACGGCATCGGATTACCGCCATTCTTTGATGAACGACACGACAAGCCACCATGTTACGGCACATAAGAGCAAGGTCATCTCAGTTCCTTCAGGTCCGTGTGCTTCAGTGCTCGGCATTCAAGAGCGCACTCCTCATCCGTCAGCATTTGAGTCATCCCTTCGAACAGTCATCAGCAATGACTTCGGCTACCCGCTGCCTCAAGTGGTTCACGGACACCGCGATCAGCTCCACCTTCCTTAGCATATCCATCAGTACGCCGCCGGGCACAACCCCCGAGCGCTCAAACTTATCCTCAAGCTGCTTCAGGTCTGCCGGGTCCATCAGGGGTATCGGGTCCATCGGGTGCGTCCTCATTTGTTGCGAAGTGGTTCAGCTTTACTTCTGTGACCTTCATCACCTTGCCGTCCTCTCGGCCGACTGGCTCACCGCGTCCTGCGTCTGCTGTGCGTTGCTCTGCACCTGGCCTATTAGATCCATCACCCCTCCTCCCGATGCGCTTCCTCTCGCCACGCTTCCACCGCCTTGCTCCTGCAGCATCATCTGCTGGTGCTGCTCAATATGCGCCGCCGCGATCTGCGCCACCGACTGCTGGAGTGCGGGCTGGAGGTTGGCGAACTGCGGATGAGCCTGCACCTGCTCAGGCCCCTGCAGGCTGATGTGCACGCCGTGGGCCTCGCCCTGCGTCACGCCCGGATCGTACTGGTTCAGGGCGAACGCAATCATCATCTCGACCTCGAGCGCCGCCGCCTTCGCCGCGTCCACGTTCGCATCGTCCCGCAGTAATGTCTCGGCGTCCACGTTCCCGTGCGCCCGGGCCAAATACTTGTCCAACTTCAACCGGTCGAAGTTCGGACTGGCCACGGCCCGGTCGTAGAACTGAATTGCCTTGTCCTGCTGGAGCTGCTCGTAGAGCACGTTCATACTGCCGGCCGCGATGCTGATATTGAACTTCCCGCGCAAATGCCACGACTGAAGAGCCAGTTGTATCCGCTGGCTCCCCTGCTGGCTTGTGAGACGAAGAAGAAAGTTTTGCGGCGTAAACCTGTCGTCAGATAGGACCGACATTGTATTTTTCGCCGTCCAAACCCAGAAGTCTTCAATGGGCGCCTGGTCCAGCTCCCGGTTTAGCTCGGCATCCGCCGCCGCCAGCGCCTTGCCCGTCGCCAGCTTTTCTTGTGACGCGTTGGACGATATGCGCAGCGTGTCCGACTCGTAGCGCAAAAGGTCCTGCTCTATCTGGTTCGTGTCGTTCGGATTGCTGCCCCAATTCAGCTCCTTGATCGAGTTGATGTCATTCAGCACCAACGTCTGCCCGTCAACCCCCCCCTCGATCACTTTCTTGATGTGGACCTGGTTCTCATCCCATTCACTTTTCTTCACGATCGGATGCCGCAAAAACATATTCAGGCGGTCCAGTCTGCGGGTAACTGATCGCGTCAGCGCATTCTGGATCGGATTCTCATACGCCATCTTGGGGTCCGGCCAGAAGTCGTCGGAGGCATCGAATGCCCCTGAGTAGTACGGCATACCGCCATGCACCAGCCATCGCTTTCGAACTCGCGTGCCAACGGTGCCCGTCTCTGGGTTTGCCCGGGCCAGCAGCGGACGGCCAGTCATCGGGTCTGGCCTGTACTCCACCATATCGGCCAGGAACGGGTGCGGTACGTCCTCTGCCTCCTCATCGATACCATCGATGAATGTGATGCGCCGTTGATTGCGGCGGTCCGTGATTCGTACCAGCTTCCGCACGCCGCGCAGCCTGTGCGCCTCCATCAGCATTCCGCGCTTGTCGTCGTCCATGTCCTCCCACTCTTCATCAGACTTCCCGATCACGGGCGTCGTCACCCTCGTCTCCCGGATCGTGTTCCTCAACCCTCGCAACTGGGTCTGAACGTTCGAGAATGACGGGTCGTCTATCAGGTGTTCGATGGGCGCGTACTGGATTTCTCCGAAGTATTCGCCTGCGTAAAAGTTCTCCGGCGGCGTCAGCGGGTCCACCAGCGCATACTCGGGTGGGATACGATAGACGTAGGTGAAATCTCCATCGATCAGGTCGGAACCGACGTAGGGCAACACGCCCTTCTGATACGCGTCCATCGGCTCGCCTGAGACCGTCACGTAGCCGAACCCCGCGAAGAAACGTCCGCAAAATAGCCCGTCAAAAGTTAACTGCTGTGCCACGGGCTTGACCGTCATGACCTCCATTGCGTCATTCAGGAAGTCTTCCAGGATAGGGCCTGAATTCTCAAGCTCTTGACCAGACTGCTCGTCTGCCGGGTCGTTCTCGACCTTCAGGAAAATGTGCGGGTACCGGTAGGATAGTGACGCAATGGATTCTCGCACTAGCTTGTACATCCTGGGAATCCGGAACGTCGAGTTCGGATCAAGGCCCGCCACCGTCCACAGGTCAGCCCGATAACGCTTCTTGAGGTCGCGCCACATCTTGCACCGCTTCCGGTGCGCCTCGCCCTGGAGCATCGTCATTGTGGAGCGCCAATAATCCCGCTTCTCGCTCGTCAGTGCCATCGGGTTTTTGCTTTCATGCGCCCCCCTGCTCGCTACCTTCAGACTCCCAATGCCGTTCTGCAAAACCTGCGCAACGCATACAGGAGCCTGCCGCGCAACGTCACGGACTCGGCAAACATCTGCTCGAGCTGCCAACAGCTTGAGTGTTGCGACTTCACCATCATGTGCCCTTCTCTCAGACCCCCGCTAGAAGTGTAGCCGCGCCCACAGCTGAATCGCCACCCCGTCAGCGGACGCCGCGGACGTGGTCGTAAGCATGATGTCTCCGTCCGTGACGTTCGCGTCCGGAACCGCCGTGTTGTGCTTCAGCCGGATGCCCTGCCTACCCACTGGAGGCTCGATCACCGTAGGCGATACGTTGCCGACTTCCGTATGCGCTATCAGCGCGTCCGCCGTCGAGTACTCGAACTCGATCAGGGCGTCGATTCCAGCCGTGCACTGGACCACCAGCCTCTGTATCTCGATCTCCTTCGGACTGCCTGCGATCTCGGACCGGTCCACGAGAACCTCGTCCGTGAAGTTGTCCGTCGTCGTCCACGTCGCATACCACGTAAGATAATACTCCTGCCCGTCAACATACACGTCACTAACCGGTGTAGGTGCGGCCATCTGCGTCTCTCCTTGATGCGCCCTCCTGTGTCAGTGCGGCCATCATTATGCCCACCTGCCCCCCTTCTTGCCGTTCCCGTTCGCCGTCGCCGCCATCAACTCGCGCACGAACTGCGGCGTCACCTGCACGCCCGCGTTCGTTACCCGCAAGTCCTGCCTCGGCGGCTTGGGCTTGTACCCCTTCTGCAGCTCGTCCACTTTCATCGCCAATAGGCTCAGCATGTCCACCTGGTCGTCCACCGTCGAATTCGGGAACCGCCTCAGCTCCAGTAGCAGATCCGTCACCCACCCCGGACTCTCGCCCGTCGAGGCTGAACGCGGCAAATACACCTTCCCGAGATTCCACCTGCCCTGGAACGGTATCGCCCGCGTCGGCTTGTCCTGCACGCTCGGCACCGTCTCGTAGGAGCCAACCCAGCTCTCCCCCCGGCGCTCCGAGATCCGCTTCCGTCTCGCCGGACTCACCGCGTTGTCGATCACGCCACCCTCGTTCACCCACAACAGCGGCCTGTAGATATCGGCCAGGTCGAGCAGGGCGTCGATCCACACGTCCGAGGTCTCCTGCTTGTGCCACACCTCCCGCAGATACCAATTATCGTCCGGGTCAATGCCGATTACCCCGTGCGCCGTCCAGTTACCCGTACCCTTCTTCGTCGCACAGTCAGAGGATCCGTAGTGTCGCACATGAAGCAATGGAACGTCAGAGTCATACCACCGGATCGTCCGGCCTTCGATCATCTTGAAGTAGGCGTCCTCGTCGGGCGTCGGGTCCAGAAGATGCTGGCAGCTCAGGATGTATGCTGATGTCGTCGCCCGGATATCCGCCCACTCCTCGGCGCTCAAGAACACGGGCTTACCCGATGCCTTGCCGTCCGCCGTCGCCGGATGCATTCTTGGCTTCACCGCCTGCCGCTCGAGCATCACGGCGTATGTGTCAGACAGATCGTACCGGGTGCCCGCAAAGCGACGCCGGGTGCCTTCCATGCCCAAGCTCCGAGACAATTCCCACGCCCGCGTCGTCTTGCTGATCATCTCCGTAGTCGTCACGGACCGCTCGGTCACCACGTCGTCATAGACGAGGATATTGAAGTGCTTCGCCGTCGGCATCCCGTCTACCAGCCCGTAGGCTTCGACTGTCGCCTCACGGGGATTCGACTTGCGCTTGACGATGACCCCCTCATCTTCCGAGTTGTGCGTCGGGACCATGCAATAGCCCGCGAGATACAGACTATCCTCGGCATCGACCCTGATGCAGTTTACCGGAACCCGCGGAGCGTATTCGATCTTTCTCAGATAGCGCCCGATCTTCTGCCGCACCTCCTTGCAGTTGGACAACTTTCGGAGGTTCCTAAAAGGCGGCGTGGATTTCAACCCGACAAAGTAGACGTGGTTTGTGCGTTTCCGGGCGCGTTGCTTTTGGCTGAAACTATGCGATGATGGCCGCAACCCAAGCGATACGGCGAGATGGAAAACGCCCTGCGCGAGGTCATCGTTGGTGTTGCAAAAGGTGCACATGCCCTGCGCTTTGTGGCGGCTGTTCTTTTTGCACGTCCCATCGGAGTCCATCAAGCCCTGTAACAGTGCGAGGCGGTCTTCTGCCGGGGCGAAAAGGTACTGTCTTGGGACGTGCTTTTTTCGCAGACACCCGAGGGCGTCGATCTCTTTTTTCAGCCCCGGCAGGCCGTACATCGAGAAGTTATCGACTTCGAATCTACGATGGATGTATGGCTCGTAACCAGCGGCCCGAGCTTGGGCTAGGAAGTGCGCCTCGTCGTCTCTATGCGTAGAGATGATATTTGTCCCGGCAGTCCCGTCTCCCAGCCACAGGCCAAGAATGTAGGGGTCCACGCTCAACCGTCCGATACCGGGCATCTGGACAATCGGCGTCGAAAACATGCGGGCTGTTTTTGTCTTGGGCTTCAGTTCTTCCGTGCGTTGGATTTCCACGCGGGAGTTCTTCCACGCGCTGCCAGTGTACTTTTTCCGTTCCACTGGCCACAGGTGGTCCGCCGAGGCGACGATCTCACAATCGTCAAACACGACCCTGCGGCACTCAGCGTCCATCTGGCCAGAGTTGCCTGTGACGGTTATCACTTGACCTTTGGAGCCGAAGATCTTATCCCCTGGTTCGAGGTCGCCGTGGGGCTTCCACCCACTGACTGTAAGCACCGGCGTATCAACGGCCAGCGACCATTTTGGCGCTTCCTTCTGCGGCTCCTGATAGAGCACGTCCGAGAACCATTCTTTGAGCAAGTTGTTCTGCTCGAATTCTTGCTTGATCTGCCTCAAGAAGCTCTTCGCGATCGGCCGCACGTGGGACAGAATGCAGATCGTCACCTCCTGCCCTTCCCACTCCGGCAGCGGGTCCTCGCCGTGGCTGCTCAGGATGTCCTGTATCGTCTTGCCAAAAGTGATGCATGTCGTTTTCCCATGACCTCTCGCCCATAGGTCCAGATACCCGTCCGGGTTCGCCTGCACCTCCCGACATCTGTCCAGCCACCATTGCCGGGCTATGTAGCCCAGGCGACACCCGTAGCGCAGGAGGAAAAACAGGTCCAGCCGGCAGAGATTCCGGCAGTGGTCCCGGATCTGGGCAGGCGGCAGGCCGCGCAGGCGCCGCCACAAACGCTGGTAGTGATCCAGGGTCGTCAGGTCGGTCACGGCTTCGCCACGTGCGAGTCCGTATACTTAACCACCACGGGCTTGGGCGTCAAGTCCCTGACCTCGTACCGGCCCTGGGCATCGAACGTCAGCGCAAACGGCGTCCTCTCCCGCACCAGGCCTATCACCAGCGACAGGCACGGACTTTCCGTCCGGAACACCACGTCAGGCGGGTTCGTATCCACCGGCTTCACCACGGCCTCCCAGTCGATCTTGCGATAGTCCCTGGCCTTGATCGGACTTACCGGCATCCTTGACCTCCTGCCTGGCCTACGCCACCCACTCCCGGACACCGCCCGTGGACTCCTCGCACCGCACCCGCACCACGACAGCCCCACAAAAACCACACCTCGACCCCACCGTCAGGCTATGCAGCCCGAGCCCGCACGTACACCCACGCTGTAGCGTGCCAGTCGACCCTATGTAGACCCTCGGCGACCACCATGCCTTCCGCACCCTCCCATCCACCTCTCGCACCCATACATACCACTCCCGGCTCGGCTCTACTTTCAGGCTCTTCATATTTCACCTACCACTTTTACTGTCTGAAGGCCATAGCCTGCCTCCCGCGGCGTCCGCAGCCGCCAACGCCCTGAAATTCCATCGGCACGTCTCGCACGACCGCCTCAGCTTCCCATGGTGGCACCGATCATACTCCGGGTCCGGCAGCGCCTGCCCTATCGCCACAGCCAGCGGCTTCTCATATTCCTCCATCACCACCGCAGGGAGCAACATCGCATCGCCGTCCGGGCGAAACCGCATTCGGCTGCCCCAGATCCTACCGTCAGCGCCCTTTAGCCGCTGCGTCCTCAGATAGCCGCGCTCCGTCAGCCCTGCAATGGCCCGCCTCAGCGTCCATTCGCCTTCCAGAAACCTCTCCGCCAGATCCGCCTTCCGGATCTCCCACCCGGTCGGCCGCGTCCACAGATACACATAGAGCGCCTTCTCTGCCGTCGTCACAGACCCGTCCTCCATGATCGACACCAGAGCCCGTGGGAGATGGCTATGATCCACCACAATCGTCGACGACACGACCCTAACTCCTTGTTTTTTAGACACCGCCCCGACATGTTGGTGTACCACATGTCGGTAGACCAACATGACTAAGTACCCCCCGCCCCACCCCGCGCGCCCCACTTGTTCCGAATTACGTCATTTTTTCCGAATTCCGTCACTTTCCGCCCTCGCGCACATCCTCGCCTGCCTCGACC